CCGAGGTTTGCGGACGCGGTGACTTAGCAGCTTTGCCACGTATGACCAATGAGGTCCCGGATAGCGGATTGTTGAAAAAATTTTTAGTTTTCATATGCGCGTTTGCTCGCCTATCCGGCGTAAGGCATTGAACGAGCAGCCCCGACTTAGTGCAGCTAAGGTGGCCGCCCATGAAAACCAAGCAATGCCCGTCGTGCAAACGGACGCTTGACCGCCAGAGAGACTTCTACCGGATCGAGACACCGAAGATCACGCGCACGTCGTCCTACTGCCGACGCTGCTCGTCGGACAAGGTCATGGAGCGCTGGCGCGCCCGCCGACTGCGGAACATGGAGAAGGTCGTGGCGCACCTCCAGTCGAACGCCTGCGTCGACTGCGGCGAGGAGGACTGGCGCGTTCTGGAGTTCGACCACCGCGAACCATGCCTCAAGGTCGACGCGATCACGAATCTTGTGAACCGCGTCCCATGGAACCGAGTGAAGGCCGAGATGGAGAAGTGCGAGATCAGGTGCGCGAACTGCCACCGACGCAAGACCCAGGTCGACTTCGGCCACTACGCCTACCTGAACCTACCGACAGGAGTCCTGCACTGATGGACGAAGCCGACACCAGCGACCGCTTCGAGGCCATGCGGACCATGACCTTCGATACTTTCCTCCAGAACTGCGTGGTCGACGCCATGACAAACGACGCGCAACACGTCAGTTTCACCATGAACTACCGCGGCAACGTCGTCGAAGCCGAGTTCAACATCAAGCGCGTCATAGTCCCTGGGTTCACAGATACCAAGCACTGAGGAGTGCCCATGCAAACCGAGTCTTTCAAGGTTCCGCAGCTCAAGCTCCGCGACATTAAGTCGTTCGAGGACCTCTTCGCGAACATGCCGCCGGAGGGCATGAGCGGAGTCGAGTGCGGCGTATTGGATCATCAGGGCCAGGAGGGTGCAGTGTTCATCATCCTCGGCCCGGATACGTCGCTGCTCGCCGGGCACATCGCTAATTTCGTGAACGAGCTGTTCAACGCCGCGTCGAGCGGCCTCGAACTCGGCGACTCGGACGACGAGTAGCCGCATGCCGGACTACACGGCCATCACCAACGACCTCTCCCACAAGGAGCGACTCTACGTCCAGGCCAAGTTAAAGGGCCTGGACGAAAGGGCTGCCGCTGCTGCTGCGGGCCTGTCGGTGACGTCGGCGGTCATCAAGCGCTGCCAACCAGTGCTCGAGGAAGCGCGCCGCCTGGACGCCGCTGAAGTCGGCATGACGCGCGACAAGCTGTACGACATGCTCATGGAGGCGTGGCGAATGTGCGTCGACGCCAAGGAGATGGTGCTTGTAGCACGCTCGCTAGCCGAGCTATACGGCCTGAACGCAGCCAAGAAGATCCAGGTCGAGCAGAACAACACGACCACCGTGCGCGTCGAGCAGCTCAAGGGCATGACGCTACAGGAGCTGGAGAAGCTCGCCGGCCGCGAGATCGTGGACGCGGAGTTCACGGTGCAGAAGCAGCTCACGAATGGCTAGAGCCCACCGGAAGCAATTCCACGACCCCTGCCGCCGCTGCATCAAGGCGGAGGCCGGGAAGGAAGATCCTCGGCATCTGTGCGATCCGTGCTCTGCCGCCGCGAACTCCGCGTACGAGATCCTAAACCACCTGCGCGAACACCGCGACGAGATGCCGGACTGGATCGAGCGAGTGTCGGAGGCCATCGGCGCGCAGCCTCATAGGGCCTCCTCCGCCCTCGGCAAACTCATCGAGGACGTCCGCGACCGCGGGGTGATCCGCAACACGGTGCTGCGCCGCCTTGGAATCAAGGCCCCAAAAGAGGGTACGCCCGCCCAGCGCATCAAGCTCACCGCGCCGAAGGAGCGGCTGCACGTACCGAAGAACGCGCTGAAGGATGGCCAGCCGCTCCTCGACCGCGCCGTGCGCATGATCGAGAGCGGAATCGTCCCGGCCCGACCCATCGAGCGCCAAGTCACTGAGTCACTTAGCCCTAAGTCACAGCCCACCCAGCAGCAAAGTGACGCAGTGACTAAGGAACTGGCCGAGCGGGAGCTGGCCCGGCGCAAGCTGCTGCGGTTCGTCCTGCGCATGTACCCGGAGTACAAGGTCGGCTGGTTCAACATTGACCTGTGCGATCGGCTGGAGAAGTTCCTCCAGGACGTGATCGACCGCAAGAGCCCGCGACTGATGCTCAGCGTGCCGCCGCGCCACGGGAAGAGCTTCATCGTCTCCGAGAAGTTCCCGGCCTGGGCGCTGGGGCGCAACCCATCGCTGGAGTTCATCTCGACGTCGTACGGTCAGTCCCTGGCGAACGACTTCTCGTACAAGGTCCAGAACCTGCTGCAGATGCCGGAGTACCGCTCGGTGTTCCCGGACTGCGAGCTGGAGGAGGGAAGGTCGTCCATCGAGTCGTGGCGCACCACGAAGGGCGGCCAGTACCACGCCGTCGGCGCGGGCGGGCCGCTGACCGGCCGCGGCGCCCACGTCCTGAACATCGACGACCCGATCAAGAACCGCGAGGAGGCCGACAGCGCGAACATCCGCCAGTCGCTCTACAACTGGTACACGTCCACGGCGTACACCCGCCTGATGCCGGGCGGCGGGGTGCTGATCACCCAGACCCGCTGGCACGACGATGACCTGATGGGCCGGCTGGAGGCGGAGTTCAAGGTAGCGCTGCGCCAGCTCGCCGACACCGGCGTGTTCCCGGAGGACGCTGACCGCTGGGAGATCATCTCGTACCCGGCGATCGCCACCCAGGACGAGGAGCACCGGAAGCGCGGCGATGCGCTGCACCCAGGCTGGATGCCGCTGGGCGAGTTGCTGAAGCGCAAGCGCGCGCTCGGCCCGCGCGACTGGTCGGCGCTGTACCAGCAGAACCCGGTGCCGGACGAGGGCGGGTACTTCAAGCCCGGGTGGATCCGGTACGCCGACACGATGCCGAAAACCGACACGCTGGCGATATACGCGGCGGTCGACTTGGCGGTGTCGAAGAAGGAGACGGCGGACTTCACGGCGATCGTCGTGGTCGGCGTGGACCAGCTCAACAACATCCATGTGCTCGACCTGCGCCATGGGCGCTTTGACTCGATGGAGATCATCGACCAGCTCTTCGACGTCTGGAAGGTCTGGCGGCCCCGCCTGATCGGTATCGAGGAGGGCGCCATCGCGTCGTCCATCGGACCGTTCCTGAACAAGCGCATCCAGGAGGAGCAGATCTGGGAGATGGCGATCGAGCCGCTGAAGATCCGCCGAATGGATAAGGAGGCTCGCGCCCGGTCGATCCAGGGTCGCATGAGCCAGGGGAAGGTGTTCTTCCCGAAGAATGCGGAGTGGACGCCGACTCTGGTCAACGAGCTGCTGCGGTTCGGGCAGACGGCGCACGACGACTGCGTGGACGCGCTGGCATGGATCGGACAGATGCTCGAGACCATCGTGGCGCCCGAGGCGCCGACCCGGCAGAAGACCGAGAGCTGGCGCGACAAGCTGCACAAGTTCGCCGGCGAGCAGGAGAGCGGGTCGTGGATGGCGGCTTAGATTGCAGCCCCGATGCCGGAAGCCTGAGAGTAGGAAGCTACACGCCCTAGCGGAACCAAATGCTCAACGCAAGCCCGGTGTCACCCACTCCAGCGGAGTCAGAAGAGGCCCGACGCCAAGGCGCGAAGGATCTCTCTGACGAGCTGTACATCGTCACGTCACAGTGGCACGGGTACACCCGCGCCCGCGACAACGGGCACCTGAACTACATCCGCGACGCGAAGCTGTACGACAAGTACTACTACGGCGACCAGTGGGCCGACGACGTCCTGTCGGAGCTAAAGGCGTCGCGGCGCCCGGCGCAGACCGTCAACATGATCCTGTCGACCGTCAACGCGGTCACCGGTGAGTACCTCGCCACGCGCCAGGACATCGACGTCAAGCCGGTCGACAAGGACGCGGACGAGAGCACGGCCGGCGCGCTGTCGAAGGTGATCCACCAGATCCTGCACGACTCCCACTCGAAGTATGTGGAGAAGCAGGTGTTCATGGATGGCGTCATCCAGGACCGCGGATACTTCGATATCCGCATGAACTACGAGGACAACGTCTTCGGCGACATCCGCGAGAATGCGCTGGACCCGATCGACGTGCTGCTCGACCCGGGTGGTCGGGACTACGACCCGAAGACATGGGCCGAGATCTACACCACGCGGTGGATGACGCCGGACCAGATCGAGGAGATGTACGGGAAGGAGCTGGCCGACAAGATCCGCTTCGTCGATCCGGGCATCAGCTTCGGCCTCGACTCCATCGAGTTTGACCCGTCGACGTTCAGCGGTCGCGACGCGTTCTACACCGCCGGACCGATCGGCTTCCAGTACCGCGAGGACTGGAAGCAAGTGCGGCGGGTGCGCGTCATCGAGCGCCAGTGGTACAAGATGTCGCAGCGATCGTTCTTCCTTGACATCGCGACTGGCGATACGTCGCCGGTGCCGGACGGCTGGGACAATACCCGCGTCCAGCGCGTCATCGACGCGATGGCGAAGGAAGGGCAGGAGATGGAGATCATCAAGCGCAACGTGCGACGCGTGCGCTGGACGGTCTCGTGCGACAAGTTCCTCGTGTTCGACAAGTGGTCGCCGTACAACCGCTTCACGATCATCCCGTTCTTCCCGTACTACCGCCGCGGCAAGCCGTTCGGCATCGTGCGCAATCTCATTTCGCTGCAGGACATCCTGAACAAGGTCTCGTCGCAGGAGATCCACGTCGTCAACACGACGGCAAACAGCGGCTGGCTGGTCCAGACCGGCGCACTGAAGAACATGACAGTGCAGCAGCTCGAACAGGTCGGCGCCAAGACCGGCCTCGTGATCGAGTACAACAAGAGCTTCGAGGCGCCGGCGAAGATCCAGCCGAACTCGGTACCGCAGGGTCTCGAGCAGATCAGCCACAAGGCGATGGTTTACTTCCGCGAGGTCAGCGGCGTCAGCGACGCCATGCTCGGCCAGCCGGGCCGAGAGATCAGCGGCCGGGCGCTGGAGTCGAAACAGCAGCGCGGGCTTCTGCAGCTCGATCTCGTCTTCGACAACCTCGCGTACACACGCCAGTTGCGCGGCGAGTTCATGCTGGAGTTGATCCAGACGTTCTATAAGGACCCACGCATCATCAAGATCCTCGCGCACGACGTCGAGGAAGGCGAGCAGCAGAAGGAAATTCTGCTCAACGCTCAGGTCGCCGCCGACGAGATCGTGAACGACGTGACGTGCGGGAAGTACGACGTCGTCATTACCAGCCGCACATCGAAGGACACCGAGCAGGACTCGATCTTTGCCCAGCTCATTCAGCTGCGCGAAGTCGGCGTCAAGGTGCCGGACTTCACCCTCATCGAGAACTCGAACCTGGAGAACCGCAAGGAAGTCGCGGACTGGGTACGGAAGCTCGAAGGCGCGGCCGCGCCGACGCCGGAAGAGATCCAAGCCGCGCAGCAGGCGCAGGAGATGGAGTTGCAGATGCAACTCGCCGCGATCGACGAAAAGCGCGCCAAGGCGCAGATGCTCATGGCGAACGCGCAGTACTTCATGGCGCAGGCCCAGGCGCTGCCGGGCCAACAGCAGGCAGAGATGATGAAGATCGGCATGGAGATGCGGACGCGCGTCGAAGAGATGCAGCAGGAGATGGAGACATCGCGGCGCGAACTCCTTACTCGACTCACCATCGCCCAGAAAAAGAGCCAGACGGAGACGTACACCGCCGGGCTGCAGACGATTGCCAAGAGATTCGAGACCGAGGCCAAGGAGCGCATCGCGAACACGCGCTCCGAGTCCCGGATTACATCGAAGAGAGTCTAGAACCACCAGCGAGGATTAGACGATGCCAGACGCAGCACCGCCGGCCGCACCGCCGGCCCCGACCGATATTCAGATCCAGGACCCGGTCAGCGGCCAGAAGGTCTCGGCCTTCCTCGGCAGCGACTTCAGTGACCAGGATGTGTCCACCGCGTCGCCCGAAGATCGCGGCGACGTGTTCGAGCCGCAGCCGGATGAACCGTCCAACGTCGTCGTGCGCGAGCGCAACGATAAGGGCCAGTTCGTAAAGCCTGACGAAAAGCCGGCCGACCCGCCCGCGGATCCTCCGGCCGACCCGCCCGCGGATCCTCCGGCCGACCCGCCGGCCGACCCGGTCGTGCCGCCCGCGGATCCTCCGGCCGACCTGCCGGCCAAGGGGAAGGACAACCCGATGATCCCCCGCGCGCGTCTCAATCAGGAGATTGAGAAGCGGCGGAAGCTGGAAGCTGAATTGGCCGCGCTCAAGGCGACCCCGCCTGCGCCGGCCGACCCGGCCGCGCCAGCTCCAGCCCCGGTGTACGACTTCGGAGCCAAGGAATCGGAGTACATCCAGCTCCTGACCGAAGGCGCGCTCGATAAGGCGGCCGCCCTGCGGACCGAGATCACGGCCGAGACGATCAAGCAGATCACTGAGACCGTCGGCAAGCAGGCCGAGGAGCGGGCGGTCCAGCGCGTCGAGGCGAATTCCGAGAACGCGCAGATAGAATCGATCGCCAACGACTACGCGGCGAAGTACCCCCAGCTCGACACCAACAACGAAGAGGGGTTCGATCAGTCGCTCGTCGACGAGATCAAGGTGTTCTACGCCGGGTACACCACGCAGTACGGCCGCATCCAAGCTTTCCAGAAGGCGTGCGAGGCGGCGATCAAGCTGCGCGGACTGGAGATGGGCGGCACGACCGCGGATCCGCCGGCCCCGCCGGCCCCGCTACCGAAGCCAAGCGGTACGGCGAAAGCCGTGCGGGACGCGGCGGCCGCGGCGCGCAGCCAGCCTCCAGTACTGTCAAGGAACGGCACTGGCGACAACGCGGCTGCTGGCGGGTACGCGAATATCGACGTGCAGAACCTGACTGCCGCCGAGATGGACGCACTCCCTTCCGAGATCCTTGCGCGACTGCGCGGCGACTACATGTAGTCGCGTCGCCCGTGCGGAGCACACACTCCGCACGGGCTGCAGCCCCGCGCTGAATCTGCGTTAATCACGCACAGCACTTGATCTCGCTGCGTTAAGTCGAGATCAGCCGGCCCACTTCACGGGCACATCGCCAGTTCGACTGCGTTAAGCCGAACGATAGCCCTCGCTCTCATCGGATTCTTAACCCTACACGCCCCCGGAAGGGGCAGGAGTTGAACTGTGTCGATTACGAATTTCAGTCTCCTCACGTCGAACCAGAAGACCCTCTGGGCGCGCGACATGTGGAAGATGGCTCGCAACCTGAGCTTCATCAACAAGTTTGCGGGCACTGGCCCGAACGCATGCGTGCAGCGCGTGACCGAGCTGCGCAAGGACGAGAAGGGCACCCGTGCGGTGATCACCCTGATCGCGGACCTGCTGGGTGACGGTGTCGCTGGCGACACGGCCCTGGAAGGCAACGAAGAGGCCGTCAAGTCGTACGAGCAGACGATCCGCGTGGATCAGCTCCGTCACGCGAACCGGCATCAGGGTCGCCTCGCCGAGCAGAAGTCGGTCGTCAACTTCCGCACCGAGTCGCGCGATGTTCTCGCGTACTGGCTGTCGGACCGTATCGACCAGATGGCGTTCCTGACGCTGGCCGGCATCACGTTCGACAAGAAGACGAATCTCGCCGCGCGCACCGGCTCCGCCCTGACTTCGCTGGAGTTCGCGGCTGATGTCACGGCCCCGTCGACGAACCGCTACCTGCGGTGGTCGGCCTCGGGTTCGGGCTCGCTGCTCGCGGGCGACACGACCTCGGTCGCGGCCTCGGATACGCTGTCGTACGGCGCCCTCGTCCGCATCAAGGCGTACGCGAAGACGCAGTACCTCCGCGGCATCCGCGGTGCTGGTGGTGACGAGTTCTACCACCTGTTCGTGACCCCGCAGGGCATGAGCCGCCTCAAGCTCGATCCGGACTTCCTGGCGAACGCTCGCTGGGCGCAGGCCGGCAAGGGCGATGCGTCGATCACGCAGGCGGGCACGGGCTCCAGCGTGATGGTCGATGGCATCATGATCCACGAGTACCGCCACGTTCCTAACACGCTGGGCCTCGCCAGCGCGTCGAAGTGGGGCGCGGGCGGTCTGGTCGACGGTCAGGCGGCGCTGTTCTGCGGCGCGCAGGCCCTCGCGATGGCTGACATCGGCGACGCCGAGTGGGTCGAGAAGCTCTTCGACTACGAGAACTCGCCGGGCATCAGCACGGGCAAGATCTTCGGGTTCCTCAAGCCGAAGTTCACGTCCATCTACACGGGTACCACCGAAGACTTCGGTGTCATCCGCCTCGACACGGCCATCTAAGGAGTACTGAGCATGGCGATCACGATTGATTATGGTCGGCAGTGGGCGCTCGAAGCGACCGTGTCGTTTGCTTTCGGCGACCTGACGTCAGGCGCTGCGACGGATGCCGTCAAGCTGCCGCCGGGTGCGGTGGTTCACGGCGGCCGCGTGTACACGGACACGGCGTGGAACTCGGGCACCAGCGACACCCTGTCGGTCGGTGACTCGGTCTCGGCGACCCGGTACATCAACGCCTCGGCTACCGCGCTGCGGACCGCGGCGCTGAACACCGAGTTCGCGTCGACGGCGAACGGCTTCAAGTACGCCGCGGGCGGCACCATTCAGGTGACCATCACTCGCGTCGGTACGGCAGCCACGGCAGGTGCGGCCCGCATGTACGTCCGGTACACGAACGACACCCGCGCGAACGAAGTCCAGCAGTAGAGCGACTGACCCCGTAAGGCCGGGGTGTGGTTTCTTGCCGGTGGTAGGCCTTCGTCGGGGGAGTGATCCCCCGACGCTTTTGCCACCGGTGCCCCCAACAAGGAAGAGACATGGCCTTCATTACCGCCCGCAAAGACCTCTACGTCATTACGAAGATGGGTCACTCGTTCCGCGTGACCGCGAAGACCCCTAAGGAAGTTCCTGACATCGTCCTCGACGCCGCGCTCGAAGCGGGTTGCGTCGAGTGCGACGCCGTCGGCAACCTGATTCTGCGCGATGACGTGCAGGAGACGGAGACCGCGGCGGCACCGCTGGAGCCGAACGAAGCGCTGCTGGCCGAGGTCCCGGTGCTGAGCGCCGAGGATCGCCAGGACGAAGAGAAGCGCCGCGACGCCGTCGTAGCCGCGATCAAGTACCTGCTCGAGGTCGGCGACCCGAAGGACTTCCGCAAGGACAACACCCCGAAGGCGGCCTCGCTCGCGCGAGTGCTCGGCTTCGATGTGACTGTCTCCGAACTCCTGCAGGCGTTCACGATCGTCCAGAAGGAGTAGTCCGTGGCTGTCCCTGCATCTGCACTGATCAGCACGATCCGTGATCAGCTGCAGGACACCGACGCCGGTGCGTACCGCTGGAGCGACGCAACGCTCCTGCGGTACCTCAGCGAAGGCGAGCGCGAAGTCGTGAGCTGGCGTGCGGACGCCAACACGATCGAGGCGCTCCACGTCGTCTCCAACACAAACCCGCGCCGCGCCTGCCCGGCCGACAGCATCTCGCTCGTCACGGTCGTGTGCAACGCGACGTCCGATAACAGTCGCGGCGGCGCCATCCGGCGCATCCTGGCCGACATCCTCGACGCGGTAGACCCGAAGTGGCGCAGCGCCACGGCGCCGACCAGCCGAGACGCAGACGCGTTCTATGACGGGTACGTCCACGACCCCCGCGAGCCGAACGTGTTCTGGCTCTACCCGCGCCCTCAGTCCGGACAGAACGTGTACCTGACGTACGTGCAGCAGCCGGCGCAGCTGACGCTCACATCGTCGGATATGAACATCAACCAGCAGTACCACGTTGCCGTAACCGAGTGGGCACTGTTCCGCGCTCTCTCTAGCGAGGGCCGATACTCGCAGCCGGCGATCGGGAAGCAGCATTTCGAGTTGTTTGCCAGCACGCTGAAGCTGAACCAGCAGGAGTACCGCACGCTAGTGCGCCGCTCCGCTGACGTGGAGAAAGGCCCGTGACCGATATCAGCATCTTCCGTCCTGAGCTGAAGCTCGCGGCCGCCGGCCTGCCCGAAGTCATCTGCGACCGTATCGCGTGGCGCACGCTCAACGACTGGTTCCAGAGTACCGAGGCATGGAAGGTCGAGCTGACCGATCCAATGGACTACGACCCGTCCGTGACGACGTACGACCCGTCGCTGTTGCTGCCCACGGGCGCAGCAGCTGCGCGCGTCGTATCGGTGCGGTGGCGGCCGGACTCGACGAATTCGATCAACTCATACGGCCAGTGGTCGCCAGGGTCGAACAACAAGAAACTGCGCTTCTTCACCCGCGAGGCGCTCGACGCGAAGTGGCCGGGCTGGGAGACGGACGTTGACCTCCGACCGTGGCGCTATACGTCGGAGACCTCCGGCACCGCGCGCTTGCACCCAGCCGCCCTGCAGTATGTCCCGTCTGCCGTCGAGATGACGGTGGCTTGCACCATTGCCGCAGGTTTCACAACGTTCCCGGATTGGATGTACCAGAACTTCGTCGAGCAGCTGCTGCCAGGTATGTACGCGCGCCTGTACCTCATGCCGAAGAAGGACTGGTCCGACCTCAAGCTCGGCGCCGCGTACAAGGCGGAGTTCGAGGCCAGCATGCGCTCCGTCAAGAGCGAAGCCGAGTCGGACTACGGGCGGCCGACGCTCGAAGTATCGTACGGCGGGTTGTAACCCATGACGAAGTTCGTCATGCAGGGCTTCAGCGGAACGCGTCCCAAGCTGTCGCAGCGACTGCTTGCGGATAACGATGCTGTGGTTGCCGAGAACGCGCGAATCGAGACCGGCGAGGTCTTCGGGTGGAACAATCCGTCGAGCGTACACGCCCTGTCTGGCGCCACCCCCCGCCGCACGATCTACAATTTCGGCACCGCGGCCAGCCCTAACTGGCTGAGCTGGGCGACAGACGTCGACGTGGCGAAGTCGCCGATCGTCGGAAATGTCGACCACCGCACGTACTACACCGGCGACGGCGTCCCAAAGACGATCAACGATGCGCTGGTTGCGGCCAACTCCTGGTACCAGCTCGGGCTTCCCGCGCCAGTCGTCGCTCCTACCCTAGCCGCGCCGGCGCTGAACACCAGCGGCACGGTCGACGGCAACATGACGCGCACGACCGCGATCGTGACGTTCGACCCGCCGGGCACCATCTTCACGCAGAACAGCCACAGTGCCGACACGTTCGCGCGCGGCGCGACGTCGGCGATTACGCAGCGGTTTCTGTTCTCGAAGTTCGTTATTGGTACCGTTCTGAACGTCAAGGAAGTCCTCGACGACAATACGTTCGTGATCGAAGAGCTGAACGGCGGCGTCGTTATCACCGAGGGCGACACGTTCGAGGCAGGGTGGCTGGTTGAGCCGTACAGCGCAGTCATCCCAGCCGCTGTTCACGGACACATGTCGCTCCCGAGCGGCATGCACTGCACGATCACCAATCACGGCCTCCGCAAGGGCGACACGTTGACAGTGACTGCCGTGAGCGTCGTCCCGCAGTGGGACGGCTGGCGCGGCAAACTGACGACCGGATCCACCGCGTCGCTCACCGGCCCGCAAGAGTTCACTCCGCAAGACGCGACCGGCAACGTCAGCTTCGACGTTTATACGAACTGGTCGTTCTCGGTACAGCGCGATCAGGCAGCGGTGGCAGTCCGCGAATACGTCTTCACCTGGGTCACGGATCTGAGCGAGGAGAGCGCGCCGAGCTTGCCGACTGACCCGCTCCTCGTCATGGACGGCGACGCCGTGACGATCTCGGGCTTCGGTACCGCGCCATCCACGGATCGAGTGATTTCAAAGATCCGCATCTACCGCACCGTTACTGGCACGAACGCGACCGCGTTCCAGTTCGTCGCGGAAATCAACGCCGGTGTCGGAACGTACATCGATACGCTGCTCGACACCGAGCTTGGCGAAATCCTGCCGTCAGATGCGTGGGATCCGCCGCCGTCGGACCTGATCGGAATCATCTCGACGCCAACGGGGTTCATGGCAGGCTTCAGCGGGAATATGCTGTGCTTCTCGGAGCCGGACTACCCACACGCATGGCCGACGGAATACCGGTTCGCTACCGACTGGCCGATCGTCGGCATCGCGCAGGTAGGGCAGACCGTGTTCGCGATGACGGAGGCGATGCCGTACGCCGCGTCTGGCATCCATCCGCGCAACATCGCACTGCGACGGATCGAGGCGCACGAAGCCTGTGTCTCGAAGCAGTCGATCGTCGTCTGGGCGGGGTACGCGTACTACGCTAGCCCTAACGGCCTGATCAAGATCAACGAGTACGGCCCGGTGAACCTCACTGCCGAGCTGTACACCCGCGAGCAGTGGCAGGCGCTGACACCGTCCACCATCGACGGCAAGATCCATAACGGTCGCTACATCGGCGTGTGGGGTGCCCCAGGTGCCGGTGGGATATTCATCCTCGACCTGAGCAAGCCGCAGCAGGGCATCGAGACATTCAGCGGCTTCTACTATGGCGGGTACACCGAGCCGAGTAACGGCGACCTATATCTGTCCGATGGCGGCAACGTCGTCAAGTGGAACGGCGGCACGACAGCAACGGTGACATGGAAGTCGAAGGTTTTCGGTGCCACCGGGCCGATGAACCTCGGCGCTGCACGCGTACTTGCCACCGCGTACCCCGTGACGCTGAACGTGTACGACGCCGAGACCAGCACACTAATCGCAGCGCGCACAATCGCGAATGCCGAGCCGACTCGACTCCCGAATGGAAAGCTGTACAACCAGTTCCAGTTCGAGGTGGTGTTCCCCTCGTCGACGTCGGTGAAGTTCGTCGCCGTGGCTGAGACGCTCGCCGAGCTGTCGGATACCTGATCATGGCGACGCTGACCAAAGTCGCGCCGAAACAGTCGTTGCAGGTGCCGGCCGATGCGCCCCCTGGCGTTGCCCAGTTTCTGACCGGCATCAAAGAATACGTCGACCAGATCCAGGGCAACGCCCGCGCGCCGCACGATCGCGTGCCGACGCTGCGCGAGCTGGCGGAAGCCGGCCTCGTCACCCTGAATACGAAGAACGGCTACGCGACAATCGACGGCACCCTGAGCAAGGACGCCGTGGCGTCAGTCATCAAGACCGCGAACAGCCTCGGGCTGACGACCGGGACGGGCACCGGCACCGGCACGACGGGCACCGGTACGACAGGCGTGGCGCTGCCAACGACCCCATCGGGCTTCACGGCCGTCGGAGCGTTTACGAACGTCATCCTGTCATGGGACGCTGCGGCATACGCCGGGCACGACTACACCGAGATATTCCGCAGCACGACCTCGACATTCACAGCGGCGGTCTCGGTACAGTCATCGAAGTCGTTCGTGTTCACTGACCCAGTTGGGCCGAACGTCACGCGCTACTATTGGATCCGGTTCGTCAATTCAAACGGGGTAGCCGGTACAGTCGTCGGCCCGGTAAGTGCGACGACGGCGCTGATCGACGGCGCTACGCTGGCGCTTGGTTCCGTCGACACTAGCGCGCTCGTGTCCGCGCTCCAGTCCCGTATCGACTTGATTGATGCAGCTGCTGCCGTCTCGGGCAGCGTCAACGCGCGCCTCCTGGCAGACGCTAACGCAGCCGCTGCCGCGCTCGCTACTGAGGTTTCCGATCGGTCGACCGGCGACGCGGCGCTTCAGACTCAGATCGACACGCTGGCCGTCATGGCCGGTGGCGATACGCCGACGATTCTCGCCGCCATCAGTACGGAGCAGACCGCGCGCATCGCTGCGGATGCGGCCGAAGCGGCGGCCCGCACGACGATGCTGGCACAGCTGACTGGTGGTTACACCGGTACTGACGTCACGCTGCTGACGACGGGACTGATCTACAACGAGAGCGTCGCCCGCGCGTCAGCCGACGCCGCCGAGGTGTCGGCCCGCTCGGCACTGTCCACGACAGTCACGACGAACTACTCCACACTCAACGCCGCAATCACGAACGAGGCATCGCTCCGGACTACGGCCGACAGCTCGCTCGCGACTTCGATCTCGAGCGTATCAGCTACGGCCTCGGGCAAGAACAAAGTGTTCGTGCAGAGTGGCACACCCACGGCGACGTCTACTGCGGACCTGTGGATTGACACCGGGCACGGTAATCTCCTGAAGTACTGGAACGGTACTGCGTGGACGGACACCGACGATACCCGCATCGCGACGAACGTCGCGGCGATTGCCACCGAGACCAGCGCCCGCGTCAGTGGCGACGCCGCGAACGCGTCGTCTATTACGACGATCGACGCGCGAGTGACGACCGCAGAGAGCAACATCGTAACGAACGCGGCCAGTATCAGTACGGAGACGACCGCGCGGGCGAGTGCCGATACGGCCATCGCGTCCACGATCACGACCTTGACCGGCCGAACGACAACGGCCGAGACGAACATCACGACGCTGTTCAGTACGACCGGCACGCAGGCGACGGACATCACGACGCTATACGCGACGACGGCCGGGCATACCTCGTCGATTTTGACGCAGGCCGCCACGCTCACGGCGCTCGGCGGGCAGTACACAGTCAAGATCGAGGCAGGCGGCCGAGTAGCCGGATTCGGCCTTGCCAACACGGCGGCCGACGCGGTCGGCTCCGTGTTCGCGATTGTCGCCGACGCGTTTTACATCGCGCCCGTAGGCGGATCCTCGACCGGCGCCGCCGCGTTCGCGTACTACTCAGCCCCAACGACGATCAATGGCGTGGCGGTTCCGGCGGGCCTGTACCTGTCGAACGCGTTCATCAGCAACGGCGCGATCGCGAACGCCCAGATCGGCGTGGCAGCAGTCGATACCGCCAAGATCGCCGACGCTGCGATTACTGTCGCCAAGATTGCTGATGCGACAATTACCGCCGCGAAGATCGCCGATGCGACGATCACTACGGCGAAGATCGCCTCCGCGGCCATCACGTCTGCGCTCATCGCCGACGCATCTATCACGACAGCGAAGATTGGCGACGCGTCGGTTAGCACCTTGAAGATCCAGGGCAACGCCGTGACCGTTCCGTCATCGGCGTACGTGTATACGGCGATCGCTCCGACGTCGTCACTGCCACCAGGGCACTCGATTGGCTACAACGACGGCACCTACACGTACGCGCTGGTCCCGAATTTCGCCCTGACTGCGTGGTATGACGCCGCGTCCGTGACAGTGGTGTCGAGCGGCCAGCGCCAGAATATCTGGTACCGACTGAACGCGTTTGTCAGCGTCGTCCCCGGCGGCGGCGATGTCGACCAGGTCGTGTGGCGCGTCGTGCGGAACAACGGGATCTTGGACGTCGAACTCACCGGATCGCGGAACCGTATCGTCGCCGATAGCGCGGACACGCGACTCCAACCCGTCGTCGACAAGTGGCGCGGAACGATCATGGTCGACGACACGCCGGTAGCCGGGACGTACACCTACAAGCTGCAGGTGGCGACGGACACGCACGCCGCGTCCCCTTCGGACATGTACTTCAGCGACGCCGGCATCATGGTCATTGAAACGAAGAGGTAATCGAAATGGCATTTTTCGTGGTCTGTAATCCTGACGGCATCGTCGTGCGTGGTGGGCAGGTGCCGGATTCGGACTGGGTTCCCCTCCAGGCGCACGGCTCGGGCGAGACGGCGTATGAGGTCGACCGCCAGTACGAAGACTGGAAGTACCGCATGGTCGACGGCGTCCTGACCACGATGTAGCAGCCCCAGTTCCGGGGCCTCAGGCTACGACTTCCCACCACTGCAGGAGTCTGTATGACTGGTAATTCAGCGGGCGACGCCCTGGCTGTCGTCGCATTCTTCGGTCTGGCGTTCTTTGTCTGGCGCCTGATCTCCGGCCCAAGCAAGCGCCCGGACCTCACCGGCCCGCCCGATACGACCGGTGAACCGCCCAAGACCCTCCCGGACGACTACGTCTCGTGAGCGACCTTGGAATTGACCCCGCCGCCGCGTGCCGAGCGGCCCGGGTCTTATTCACTGACGCCACCATCCGAACGCCGATCAGTGCGACGTTCGATCTCGCGCAGCTGTATGCCCTGATGATCATGATCGAGACGGGAAAAGTCAGGCTTGTCAAGCCCGACGAGCAGCCCCCAGAGGCGTGAGCTAGGGTCACAGGACCCGTAATTTCCCGACTGGGAGCTAGCTCCGCTCATGAACTTTGAAGGCGTATGGACGCAGGGCGACACCCCCGGAGAGAACCGCCTACTCGTATCGGCGCGCGATCTCTCCGAGAACGCCGCGACTTCATTCAATCCCGCGATCAACGCGCGCCTCGCGGCGTTGCGCAATCCGGGGGCGGAGAAGGGCGCCTCTGCGACTCGAGCGGCGGCCGACGCTGCTCAGCGTACGGCTGTCCCGGCCCAGAACGGCGTCGGCCGCGGCCCGTCACTCGCTGGCCTTGTCACTCGGGCTGGCGCGCTCGCGCGTGTGTCGTCGTTCGGGGATCAGGCGGTCGAGAAGCAGAACCTGCAGGACCGGATCGCGATGCTGCGCGGCGCGCGCGGTATCCGAAACAACTCGTACACCGGCCAGCAGCAGATCGCCGAAAACGAAGCGATGCTAGCGCGTTCGCAGATCGAAGCGAACACCATCACGAAGAACGCACAGGCGAACATGTGGGGCAGCATGGCCGGCGCGGCGGTCGGGTACGGCGTAAACGCGTTCAACCAGCCGGGCTGGAATGCAGACCCTAAGTACGCGCAGCAGCTGTCGACGTACTCACCGACGATCAACGGCGGACCGACGCTGAACAGCTCGGGGCTTGATTGGATGAACGACGTGACCGCTACGCCGATGATGAAGCCCGCGGTCAGCTACTCGCCACAGGCGTTCAACACGATGGTCGGCTAATGACTAACTTCTTCACCGAGAACAAGAACACGTACTTCGGCTCGGACGCGCTGCACTCTGGCGAGAGCGCGCTGCGCCAGTTCACCTACAACAGCATGACCGATTATACCAATCGGTTTAAGGCGCTGGAGTCGTCGATTTCTAAGCCGGTCGACGTCGAGCAGATGCGGACCGATGCGTCGACGCGCGCGCGGGCCGCGTACAGCGGGACGACCGACCAGATGGCTCGCGCCCGTACAAACCTCGACATGGGCGCGCGCGGCGACCAGATCTCTTCGGAGAAGCGCCGGGTCGGGCTCGCCCGCGCGATCTCGGACGTGGACGCGCAGAACCGCGCGATCACCAGCGGACGGGCGATGACGAAGGACGCACAGTCGAGCGCGCTCGATATGTACGGCAGCGACCTCAGTACGGCGCGCTCGCTGATGTCGTCGGTGGCGGCGGCTGAAGCAGGTCGCGACTCGGCTGCTCGAATTGCCTCGGCTCAGCAGTCCGCCGCAGACGACCAGATGGTCGCTTCGGTGTTCGGCGCGGCGGTGAGTGCGATCTCAGATCGCCGCCTCAAGAAGCACATCCGCCGTATCGGTTCGCTGCCGAGCGGCCTGTCGGTCTACGAATACAGCTACGTCTGGGACGACGCCAAGCACGTTGGCGTCATGGCCGACGAGGCGCGCGAGCTGTTCCCTGACGCGGTCCACACGATGGCGTGCGGCTACCTGTGCGTCAACTACGCGGGGATCCAGTAATGCCGAGCACGTTCAATTCCTTCGGCGAAGGGATGATGCAGGGTTTCAATCTGGTCGACACCGTGTTCGCCCGTCGGCAGCAGCTCTCCATGCAGAAGCAGGAAATGGAGATGCGGCAGCGCCAGGAGGCGCGAGTCGAGTCGAAGTGGAACGAGGACCAGCTGACGACCGGCGTCGATCGCATCCAGCGCGCCGCCTCGCTCGAAGCGCAGCGCTTTGGTGGCGACATCTCAAAGCTGCCGGAAGACCGACAGAAGTTCTACCATGACCAGCTCGACTCGCTAGTCAATACGCACGGCACACTGCAGGAATCTGATGCCTTCAAGAACGGAGGCACGGAATCGACACTCGCGGCGTATAGCCCGTCGTTCGCCGCACAGGCGAAGGACACCATGCTCTCGGATACCGAGAGCCGACTCGCGCGCTCGCAGGTTACGCAGGAGCAGCAGCCCGCTCCGCAAGCCCGGGCAGCGACCTCGTCGCTCCCGAACCAGCCGCTGTTCCGCCAGCCAGCCCCCGCAGCAGCTGCGCCCAGCGGCGTGCAGCCGACTGCTCCCGCTGCTGGTCCGCCCCCCGCGAAGCCAGTCGCCGTTCCTGCCCCCGCCCCGCAGCAGCCGCCTAGCCCGCACCCGGGCGGCGACTTCCTTTCGCAGACGGCGGGGGCCGACAACTCGGACACCACGCATGCGGTTACCCCGCTTGGCCGCGCTGCGGAGGCTGTCGGTGACGTCGTCTCTACCATCGACGGCCTTCCTCGGCAGTACGCGAAGAAGGTGCTCGGACTGATCGGCGACGCCGGCGACGCAGTCTCCCGACTCACGAAAGTCGGCGCGTCGGACTTCACGGCTATGCTCGACTCGGACGATAAAGGGCACGGCCGCGCGATGCGAGAGTACGCGCGCCGAGAGCCGGCTGCTGCTGCAAAGGACTACGTTACGGCGCGCGCCGAGATGACGCCTGCCCAACTCAAGCAGCTCGACCCTGTGATGCGCCCAGTGCTGACCGGCCAGCTCACGGCGCTGCACGCTGCGTACGATAAGGATATTCGCAACTTCGGTGTCGCGGCGCAGATCTCGGCCACGAACGCCGCGCTGAGCGACATGGAGGCGAAGCACACAGTCACGACGGCGCTCGGCTTTGACAAGAGCAAACCGATCCCCGTCAGCGACGCGCTCGTCGCCAAAGTCAACCCGGCCGCAGCCGCAGCGGCCCCGCCGTTCCAGTCGCCTGACTCCAAAGTCGGCCTCGCGCGCAACAGCGTCCTGGCGCAGAGCGCGGCGAACCTCGCTGCTGCCAATCGCCCCGCGCCGACCGCGGCGACAACCCCCTCCAGCCGCACGCTGGCGCTGCGCGCGCCGCAGTCGGCCGCAGTCCAGAACGGCTACGCCGCACCCGACATGCCGGCGCCGGCAAGCCCGACCCAAGCTGCGCCACAGAAGCCGCCAACGATCTCGGCGCAGGCGCTCAACGATGCCGATCTCCTGTTCCGTAACAAGCGACTGAATGTCGAGCAGTACCAGCACTTCCTGCGCACCGGGACGCTTGGCCCCGACGGCATGGACGTCCTCAGCAAGTTCAAGCCCGACGAGGTGTTCACGTACTTCGACGGCGAGAAATACGTGACGAAGTTTCCGTCAATCGAGGCTACCTCGAAGAAGTGGGAGATGGCGCAGAGCGAGCGACGCCTCGGCTTCGAGGAGCGCCGCCTCAACCTCGAGGAGTACCGCACGGATGCGGAGATCCAAGATCGTCAGGAACGGACCGCACAAGGCTGGCGTAAGCTCGCGACCCGCAACGTGACCGAGAACGGGGCCACGAAGAACGAGAAGACCAACCTCGATTTCCTCAAGAGCGCCTCGGACCGTGATGCCAAGCTCACGGGCAAAGAGACGTCGAAGGAAGAGTACGCGGCTGGCTTCATGGGCTGGCTGACGACTCCCGCCGGCGAGCGCACGCTCACGGAACACGGAATCAATCTCCACGGCAAGGACGGCACCTGGAGCGTAGGGCGTATGTCGACGTCGGACTTCGCGCGCATGTACGGCGAGTACCGCGACTTCCATACTCGTCGCGACGAAGCGAAGAAGTCTTGGAACCCGTTCAACCGCGAGCCGACTGATGACGACCTGCGTACGCAGGTCAACAACAAGTGGAAGCCTTCGCTCGTGAGCGCGCTTGAGAAGGCCGGCTACTCGGAGGCAGATCTCGAAAAACTTCGCGCACAGCCGGGCGGCGAGGAGAAGATCGCTGAACTCGAGCGGATTATCGAGCAGAATTCCAGCGGTGCAGAATGAGCGCATCGTTCGAGGATATGCGCGCCGCGCTGCTGAATCGGCAGGCGCCGCAACCCGAGCCCGCTGATCAGGAAAGCGGCGACTCATTCGAGCGCATGCGCAGCGCGCTCCAGAGCAGCTATGCGCCACAGCCACACGCGGAGCAGGGCTTCGTCAAGAACGTCGGTGCTGGTTTCCGCGCAGGATGGGACAACACCAAAGCTCTGGCCTACGGGCTGAAGGCGATGGCCGGGCACTACCTCGGCAACGAGGAGATGTTCCAGTCCGGCCTCAAGGGCTACCAGACCCACATGACCGAAGCCGCCAACGAAGGCGTGCGCGTCGAAGGCCTGCACAACGTCAAGTCGGTCGATGACCTGATCGATTGGGCCGGCGCAGAAGTCGGCGGCTTCATCCCGGGCGCCGCGGCCATGACCGCCGGCGCCATCGCGTCCGCGCCGCTCGGCGGCGAACTGGCCGCCCCCGGCGCGTTGGAGCTGATTGCTCCGACGCTGGCGAAGAAGATGGCGGCGGACGAGATGCGCAAGCTCGTCATGAAGCACTCCGTGCGCGAGCTGGTCGAAAAGGGCGTCGCCGAGGATGTGGCGAAGGCCGCGGTCGGCAAGATGATCAAGGCCGAGGTTGGCGCTGCCGCTGTCGGCGGCGCTGTGGCGAACATGCCGCAGAACACCAGTAACCTGTACATGCAGCTCCAGCAGGGTAAGGACGACGACAAGGCAGCCACCTACGCGCTCGCGGGCGCGCTCGGCATGTCTGTGCTGGAGGCGGCACCATTCGTCGCCGGCGCGGCGACAGTGGCGAAGCACGCACTAGACAAGGAGCTGGCGAGCAGCTTTACCCGGGCGATCGCCAAGGAGTCGCCGAAGATGGCGGCGATCATGGGTGGCACCGGCGGCGCCGAGGCGGCGCTCGGCATCGCCCTGCACGCGGCTAAGGACCCGAACTTCGACTGGAACAGCAGCGAGAGCCGCACCCAGGTGCTCGACGCACTTGGCGGCGGGGCCATCATGGGCACCGTCATGGGCATCGCGACCGGCGGCCTGGGCCACTATCTTGGTAAGCACGGCGAGATGAAGGCCGGGGCGGCCGGCGTCAAGGACCCGGTCGAGGGCGAACTGAATACCGCACCGCCCGCGGCGAAGCACGCCGACCTCGCGCCTGAGCCATTCACTCCGCCGCCACCCCGTCGCCCATCGACTGCGCCGTCGGCAAGCGACGCGGAGCTTGAACGAATGGCGGCCTCGGCCCCCACTGGCGACGAGGCGGATTCGCCGCTCCCCGTGACGACTCACGCGGACCTCGAGCGCACCATGCTGGCGGGCGCACGTCCCGGTTGGCGCATGTTCGACGCCAATGGCGTCGAACTCAACAAGCGCGAGCGCGCTCCTGTTTCAGAACCAGCGCAGAAGGACGCCGCCGAAGGCCACGCCTACACGCCGAGTGACGAAGACACTTGGCATGAGGGCGACATCGCGGACAACGCCGCGGCCGAGGCTGGGCAGCAGGTCATCGAAGGTCAGCGCGTCCGCTACATCGGCAAGCGCGGGATCGCTGGCGCGGAGCCAGACGGGCTTTCCGGCTGGAGTGCGACGAGTCACCTGACCCCAGAGTCGCACGCTAACGGCGGCGTACCGACCGACATGAACGAGCGCCTCACCGCGCTGCGCAACAACAACCCCGAGGCGTTCCAGAAGTGGAAGGACAAGGGCTGGGTTGACGACACTCGCGACGCGGTGCCGGAAGGCGCCGACGAGCGCACGATTGGGCACTACGACCAGGGAGCCCGCGTTACCGACGCCGGCCTTGAGCACATCAAGAAGAGCGGCTGGGAAGTTCCCGAGCCGGAGAGCACGGTCGATCGCGCCGCGCGGCAAATGAATGCCGAGCACCCGGACTACGAACACGTACCGGTCCGCAACAAGAAAGGCGAGTGGGTCCTGTCACAGACGGCGAAGGACGCAATGCCGCCCGAAGCGCGCTACGACCCGAAGTCGCAGACAATGGTGCCGCACGCTGAGGAAGTCCGCACGGCGTTCGAGAAGTCGAAGAAGGCGGCTGGCGGAGCCGACTACAGCACACGCGACCCGTCGCTGAAGGACAACCAGCTCGACTACACGATGATGTCCGACCGCGCGCAGCGCGAGTGGGACCGGAAGGCGGGTGAGTTCCGCTCGAAGGACGAGGCTGAAGCACAGCTCGGCCCGCGGCCGGATCTGCAGCCGACTAACGAGAAGGGTCGGCTGAACGCACCGACGATCACGCGCATGGGCATGAAGCTCGACGCTGCCGGCCGTCAGTTCGATCAGGCGATCCAGCACAAGCGCGGCTTCGAGCTGGGCCTCTCGCACCTCGAAACCACTGCGATCCGCCACGAGTTTGACGAGCAGGGCCACGTCTACGGGTTCTACCCCCGTGTCGATCTACGCCGCGAAGTAAATATCTCGAAGACCGGCAAGAGCCAAGGCACCACGCGCACCGTGCTGCCGGGCAAGCTGCGCATCTACGACAGCACGCACAAGGGCACCGGCGCCCGCGTCGAGACGCGTTGGCGCGACGTCGCGAAGTCGAAGTCGTTCCCCGACACAGACCAGATTACCTCGCTCGGTGCAGAGTGGGCTGACAACCAGGCCCGTAGCGGCCAGCGCGAGCGCAACCAGAACGCAGAGACCCGTACGATGCAGCCGCACGGCGGGCTGCAGCCGTGGGAGTCGGAGGCGAAGAGCCGCGCCAACCTCGATCGCGAGCGGCAGCTCGAGACTGCTGGCGAGGCGATCAACCACCCCGACGACGACGCCAACGCGCGCCGCGCCGGCCAGAACCCCACTGGCCTTGGCACCTCCGCCGAGGAGCAGGGCACCGTCGGCACGATGTCGCATGGCCCCGGCCCGCGCACGCCCGGCCCGCGCGAGACTGCGGTGTCGCCGGAGGCGTCGCGCGCTGCCGCGCTGCCGCACGGGTACAACGCTGCGAGCGCCGTGGCGCGCGCCATCGAGGATGTCGCCAAGCGCTTCGGCATCAAGGGCAACGTCACCGAGGTCCAGCTCCCCGGCGCGAAGGCGCTGAGCGACCTGCGTTCGATCCAGAAGGCAGTGAACCTCGAGCGACTCGTCGAGCGTTACGGCCGCCACACGGCAGACTCCGTGGTCGAGACGGTGACGAACCACCTGCAGGCTGGCGACAAGGGCTTCTACGTTCGCGTCGGTTCAGACGAGCACTTCATCTACGTCGATCCGAAGCTGTCCGCCACCGAGCGCGCGGTCGTCACGTCGCACGAGTCCGGACACATGGTCACGCTCCAGCACTTCGACGAAGCGACGCGCGAGCAGCGCACTGCCCTGCTGGCTGCCTACAATCGCCGGAAGGCGACCGCCATCGTTGGCAAGGGGTACCAGCCGTTCCACGAGTGGCTGGCAAACCAGTTCAAGGACTGGGCGTTCGCCACGCGTCAGCCAAGCACTGCGATCGAGCACTGGTACCAGAAGGTCGCGACCGCACTGCGTCAGGTGTGGGAGCACTTCCGCGGGCGGGCCGACGGGCGGATCAGCCAGTCGTTCCGCGAGTGGATGGACGGCGTCGCGAAGCGCATGGACTACATGGAGCAGGAGAAGAACGGCGGAGTCAGCGACATCCGCAGCGCCGCGTTCCAGGGGCAGGGCGTGCTGGCCGACAAGTTCTGGCCGGGCCTCCCGGTCGAGGGCCACGCGTTCACTCCCGAGGAGATGCGCAGTAAGGCGGGCGAGTACGTCAAGGGCTGGATCAAGCGCAGCGAGCTGGCGTCCGACGTGACGGCGCTGGCAGTCGAGCTGCATCGGAAGTTCGTCGGCAGCATGGACGCGCTGGCCCGTACGGTCCCCGGCGCCAAGGAATACGCGCGACTGTTCCTCCAC